GAAGATATACTATATGCAAGAATAGTATATATTAATAATGAGTGGTATCTAAAAGAATTTTTAATGGAACCAAAGAAAATAAATTATGAACGAATCTAATATTATTTCTATCGCAGATATCCTTGAACAAAAATTAAGAAAAGAACAAGAATTGTTGTTTTATGAAAAACAACTTGAGGAACTTCAGAAAAAAATGTTTTTTGTAAAAAAAGATATTGAAGTAACTAATTTAGTAATAGAAATTATTAACGATGAATCAAGAGATATTCTTCGTGTCCTAAGAGAAGATAAGTTTTTATTAGAGCAAAAAAATGAAAGCTAAAGTAAAAACACTCCATATTTCAAATAAAATTTATATGAAAAAAGATGAAGTTGAAGATCATAATGATCTTATTTCACTTTTTACTTATAATAACGGTGATGAAATTTTATCTACTATTGAAGAGGATGATAATTATTTTATTATCCCAAGTAATGGATACCATAAACTTGAGTGGGAATCTGTTGTAGATAAGCGTAAATACGAAGAAGCTAATACAGAAATGACCTTTTCTGGTAAACTACGTTGGGAACAGCAAGAGGTAGTAGACAAGTTTTTTACAAAAGGCAGGGCACGAAGTGGAATTATACAAGCCCCCTGTGGTTGGGGTAAAACATACACTGGTTGTAATATTATCGCAAGAAATAATGTAAAAACACTTGTAATGGTTCATACTAAACTACTATTTAGACAATGGATTGAAGAGATTAATCACCAAATACCCAACGTTAAAATAGGCAAAGTAGGTGATGGGTTTTTAGAGATAGAGGACATTACAGTTGGAATATACAAAAGTGTATACAATAATCTACAACACATAAGAGACACATTTTCAATGGTTATCGTTGATGAAGCACATCTTTGTCCTGCTGATCTATTCTCTACTGCATTAAATAATCTTAACGCAAAAATTAAAATTGGTATCACGGCAACCCCGAAACGAAAAGACGGAAAACATGTATATCTTTCTGACTATTTTTCTCCTTTTTTAATTCCCGCAAGAGATCCTCGAAAACTAAATGATCCATCTGTTAGAGTAGTGCAAACAGATGTTAGGTTTCCTGTGATTGATCCTAAAAGAGATTGGTCACGACAGCTTAATAAGCTTTGTTCAAATGACCAATACTTAAACTTAATAGCAAAAGAGGCAATATCAGCTATAGCAAATCAAAGGTGTCCGCTCATCTTAGGTGAGAGAGTGCAGATGTTAAAAGATTTGCAAAAACTAATTCCAACAAGTGTTTGTTTAATAGGTGAAACGGATGAATCAACTAGAAAAGATGTTCTTTCTAATGTCGGAGGAAAATATAAAGCTGTGTTATCGACTAAGCTTTTTGATGAAGGTATTAGTTGTCATCGGCTGGATACATTGTTTCTCACTTGTCCTAATAATAATCCTATTAAGCTTGAACAGCGAATTGGTCGTATCATTCGTGAGCATGATGATAAACAACTACCTCAGGTAGTAGATTTTTGGTTACGAGGACCAATTGTTAAACGTCAACAAGAAAATAGAATGAAGTGGTATACGAGTCGTGGCTATTACATACTTTAACTGGTACGAAATTAACCAAGCAGCACGAAAAGACCCTGCTGCAATAATAATCTTGACATATGGACTAACAAAAGATTATAATAATCCTATATGCTGGAGTAAGGGGCAATCATTGTTACGTTATCTTAACATACACCATATTCCATCTTTTCTTTTTCAATCAGGACTATTAGAAGCAAGTAAAGGAAATATCTTCACAACATTTAAAACAAAGCAAGCTCAAAGCTACGTTAAAAATTTAAAGTTTTTAACGCACAATGTTGCAGCCCATTTTAAAGTTGATTATTTAAAAGCATTAAGTATGCGAAGAATGTCTGATAAAGAAGATAAAATAGATAGAAGTTTTATAGAAGGTGATATTGATAATCCTTACTTAACTTTTGATGATGATTTTATTTATTTTAGATACGAGTCTCTGGGAACAGAGAATACATCCTAAACACAGAACCAACGTTCAACAAGGAGGATAAAATGGTAGCTTGGGATAAAGCAAAAGGAAAACAAAATACTGGACAACGCCGAGAAATTCAGCGAATGAGTTTAAGTATTGGAGATAATAAAATTCGTCTCGTCGGAGATGTTATGCCGCGTTATTGTTACTGGGTTACAACAACGGAAGGTAGAAAGATGCCAGTAGAATGTTTAGAGTTTAGTCGAGAAACAGAAGGCTTTGATAATTCTGCTCCTAACCCGTTCAAAGAAATTGATGAAGCAGTTTATTCTGATAAACCTCAATTTTCTTATGTTTGTAATGTGATTGATCGTTCAGATGGTCAAGTGAAACTGTTCGATTTGCGCTCTACAATTTATAGTCAAATTGTTGATTATGCAGCAAATCCAGAATATGGTAATCCTGCCGACACGGAAACTGGTTATGACATTACAATTAAAAAAGAAAAAACTGGACCGCTTCCTCAAAATGTAAAATACACCTGCATTCCTGCAAGAGCTAGTGTTGCTCTGTCAAAAGACGAGCAAGCACTTGATCTGTTTGATCTAAGTAGAATTTATAAACGTCAAAGCTATGACGAACAAAAAGAGTGGTTGATGCAAAACACTGCATTGTTCGCCGGTGATGCCGGTGATGAGTTCAGAGCAACGGAGGAAGTTGACGACCTATCATGAAGAAGTCATTACAAGAGTTAGTGACTCCTGACAACAACGAAAGCCCCGATAATAGTTTCGGGGCTTTTACAAACGTTGAGTCTGGACAAGCTAAAATTGATTTAGATAAACTAAGAAACTATGAAATATTTTTTGCCACACCTTGTTATGGTGGTATGATTACAGATCAGTACTTCCTGTCTATGTTTAAACTGTCACAAGCATTTATGCAGTATGGTATTTCATTTAGAATTACAACACTACGTAATGAAAGTCTTGTTACAAGAGCAAGAAATATTCTTTCTGCAATGTTTATGGAGAGCACAGCATCTCATTTATTTTTTATAGATGCTGACATTGAGTTTGATGTTGATTCTATTCTTAGAGCACTTGCATATGATAAAGATATTATGGCTGCTGCTTATCCTAAAAAAGCACTACCTATTCAGTATGCAATTAACTTTAAGTTTTTAGATCCCGCAACAAAACAAATTAGGATTGAGAATGGTGCTGTTGAAGTATTAGACGCTTCGACTGGATTTTTCTGTATCAAAAAAGGAGTTTTTGATAAAATGAGAGAATCTTATCCTGAATTACATTATAGGAATGATTCTAACATAGATGAAAAATTTCATAAGTATTGTTATTCATTTTTTGATACAATCCAAGACCCTGACGATAATAGATATCTTTCGGAAGATTATACATTTTGTCGTCGATGGCAGAAACTTGGTGGGGAAATCTGGCTAGACCCAAACACAAAACTTAACCACGTAGGTACATATACTTTTGAAGGTGATGTATCTAAAGTCATGACGATGTCAAATGTTATCGCTTGATGAAGATTATCAAGCATGGGAAGAATACCCACAACATAGATGGGTATTTAATAAACTGGAAGTAGCAATTAAACTTGGCTATAAAGCAGGTCCAGCATGTGTTCCTCTTCCTAAAACAAGTAATACTCTTTTTAAAGCAATTATAAGACCCATTTATAATTTGTTCGGTATGGGTATAAGTGCTAAAGTAAAAACTTTTAGACCCATGATTGATAATGAATTTATTGTTAATCATGGGTATATTTCTCCAGGACATTTCTGGTGCGAGTATTTTGAAGGGACACATTATTCTATTGACTATAAAAGAACTGATCAACCTAAAGGTTCGCTTTGGGCTTGGGAGCCCTTTTGTACAATGGTTGGAGAAAAAGAAGAAAACAATTTAACAAAATTTACTAAATGGGAAGTCGTAAATCCTCCGAGGTTGACTCTCCCCAGATTTATCTGTGAAATAGATGATGTAGAATTTCTTAATATAGAATGTATTGATGACAAAATTTTTGAAATACATTTAAGAACAGGTAATGATGTATTACATAGAAAACCAGTAGGAACTGAAGCAATACCCATTTGGGATGATGAGCAATATAAAATAAAAATATTAGAAGAACAAGGTTATACGTTCAAGGGCAATCATCATCCAGATTCATTTAAATATAACGCACATGGATTATTATCTGATTTAAGAATAGGTTACATGATAAAATGAAAATACTTCATTCAGCAGATTGGCACATACTATTACATAAGAAAAAAGTCCCTTATAAGTGGCAGACCGATAGATTCAAAACATTTTTTAGAAAGCTCATTGCATTAGAGCAACAGTGTGATGTTCACATAATAGCAGGTGATGTTTTTGACAAAAAACCAGAACCTGACGAAGTTTGTTTGTTTTTATCATATATTAATTCTGTAACAATTCCAACGTATATTATTCCTGGTAATCATGAAGCAACTAAAAAAGGTGAGACATTCCTCGAACATTTTACTCAAGAAAACGCAATTAAAAATTCAAATGTTCATCTCATCACAAAAAATGAGCGTGTCCATGAAGGAAAAGCATATTTTCAATTCTTTCCTTACGGAGAAATGCAAAAAGATAATTTACCGATACAAAAACATGAGAAGGACATTCTGGTCACACATATTCGAGGCGAAGTACCACCTCATATCACTCCAGAGTATGATTTCGAGAAACTTCGTCCCTGGAAACTTATTTTACTCGGCGATCTTCACTTTGCTCATAAGTACTTGGATTATCCAGCTTATTATCCTGGTAGTCCTCTTAATGTAACATTTGATAGAGATGAAAAACGTGAATATGGTGTAAATATAATCACTATAAAAGATACTCCAGAACTTGATTATAAAGTAGATTTTATTGATTTAAAACTACCTAAACTAATTAGAAAAACAATTAAAGTCAATGGTAAAATGTTAGAGGATGATGTTAATCACGTTCTTTATGAAGTTACTGGTTCTATTGATGAGTTATCAAAAGTAGAAAATTCATCATTACTTGACAAAAAAATAGCTACACAACCAGTTGAAGACTCTAAACTAGATTTAAAAAATAAATCTATTGTTGAAGAGTTAGAACTATATTTAGATTTTATAAAAATTAAAAACTCAAAGGAAGTAGTTAAAAACTTCAAAGACTTAAACATAAATGTATGACATATCAATTAATAGAACATACTGGAGGTATATACAAACAAATTCGTTTATGAGACCTCTTAAAGGTTATTACTGTCATTCAGATCTTCCAAGTTTAGGATCGTATGTTGATGTTCCTGCATATAAAAAACACGGTAAAAATATAAGAGAAGATTACTTTAATCTTGTCTCTGAATTTGCAAAAAAATATAAAAATTATAAATTCGTTTTAGGTATGAGTGGCGGCATTGATTCTGAGGTATGTGCTGAAACATTTTATCAACTTAATATTCCCTTTAGAGTTTTAAGTTTAAGATTATTTAAAGGGCAAAATGATTTTGACATAATATACGCTGCAAAATATTGCAAAGATAGAAAAATAGAGCAGAAAATTATTCCTTTATCATATGATAAACTAGTTAGGTCAGTTTTACCTAAAGCTGTTAAACATGGGCAATTTACTCATTCTGTCAGTCAAGTAGCACTTACATATTTATTTGAATTTATAGGTGACGACGAAATACTCATAAATAGCGGGCATAATCCTGATTTTTATCCAAAGCTTGGTTTAGGTTGGTGGGAGGATAGTCCTAATTATGTTAAATATGCAATTAATACTAATCAAAAATTTATGACGTTTACTAGCTTAGAACCTATTTTTTGTCACTATGCAAAAAACCACGACTCTTCCCAACCAGGAGAAAAAGACAATACATTTTTGTATGAAGCTTATGATAATTTACCTCATAGAATTAAATATACTGGGTGGGAAAAAAGTAGTACAGAACTTATAGAAGGAACAGAATTTTTAAGAAAAGAATGTAATTATGCATTTCAAACTTTTTTAACTTGGAGAAATTCGACTCTGCGATATAAAAAAGAAATTGAAAACACATTAGAAGAGCATCTTAAAGATACTAAATTACATGATGAATGGGTATTTTATAAATTATTAACTGGATTAGAATATGTCAAAAATAGTTTTGAATGATTTAAAATTTTCTAATATGTTTTCCTATGGAGAAAAAGAAAATTATATTAGTTTGAGTAAAAATAAAATAACACAATTAACGGCGCCTAATGGTAGTGGTAAATCTTCAATCGCACTTATACTACAAGAAGTTCTTTTTAATAAAAATATAAAAGGAATTAAAAAAGCTGATGTTATTAATAAATGGGGAAAATCTAAAAATTGGTGGGCTAACTTAGAATTATCTGTTGATGATACACCTTACAGTATTAAAATAAAACGCACAGGAGCAAAAAGTGAAGTTTATTTTCTCCAAGACGAAAAAGATTTAAGTGAGCACAAAGTTCTTGATACCTACAAAAGTATTCAAGAATTATTAAATCTTGACTTTAATATTTTTTCGCAACTAACATACCAAAGCTCAATTGATTTACTAGAATTTTTAAAAGCAACAGATACTAATCGCAAAAAGTTTTTAATTAATTTATTTAATTTAGAAAAATACATCAAAATAGGCGAAGTGCTCAAAATAAAACTTAATGATGAATTAAAAAGTAAAGTATTACTTCAAGGAGAATTGCACACTTATAAAAGTTTTTTAGAGTCTACAACTATTCCAGAAAAGAAAACAATTGTTGATGTTCCAGATGTAGAAGAAAAATTAGTCAAACAACTAGGTTTATTAGAAAAACAGATAGAGGATTATAGTAACATCTGTAAAAAAATAGATAAGAATAATATGTACATCCAAGAACGAGATATATTAACATTTGACTTATCTATGAAAGCACCCGAAGAATCACAACAGCTTTATGACTCTGTTGAAGAATTTAAAAATGACATTAATAAACTATCAATACACAAACGTAATGTAGAAAAATCATTAGTAGAAATTGACACTTCAGACACATGTTATGCTTGTGGACAAAAAATTGATAATTCTCAAGCAAAAGAATTGATGAAAGGTCTTGATAAAGATTTATGTGAAACTGTTATAAAACTTGACGCACTTAAAGAAGAACTTGTATATGCAAAAGATGTTGTTGAGAGCTATGAAGATGAATTAGATAAATACCGTAAAAACAAAAGAGCCATTACAAAGTTTGAAGATTTAAGTCAAGTAATTGATGAATCAATACCAGTTGAATACCCTAATTTTGGTGATATTGAGTCTCAAATTGAAGATTTACGTATAATAATTAGCACACAAACTAAAAAAAGACAAGATGCCCTAACTCACAATCAAGATGTGGGTATCCATAATGCAAAAGTAGATGCTCTAATTGAGCAAAAAGAAGATTTTTTAAGTAGACAAAAAGTTGTTGAGAATGATATTATCTCTGTATCTGATCGAGTAAATAATCTTGAAATTTTAAAAAAAGCTTTTAGTACATCGGGGATTGTTGCCTTCAAGTTAGAAAATCTAACTAAAGAATTAGAAGTAACAATCAATCGTTATTTATCCCTTTTGTCTGACGGACAATTTCAAGTCTCATTTAGACTAGACAAAGAAAAATTAAATATAATCGTATCTAATAACGGAATTGACACTCCTATCGAAACTGTATCTGGTGGTGAATTTAGTAGGATACAAACCGCTATTCTACTAGCCATTAGAAACCTGTTAGCAAAACTTGGTGGTAGTAGTGTCAATTTGTTATTTTTAGACGAGATTACAGGTGTTTTAGATGATGAAGGGAAAGAAAAACTAATTGAAGTATTATCCGAGGAAGAAGAATTAAATGTATTTCTTATTTCTCATGATTTTACGCACCCTTTAATTGATAAAATATCAATTACAAAAGAAAATAATATTAGCAGTATCCAGTGACGATGAGTCGTGTTGGATAACTTTAAATGTGTTTAAGGAGAACTAAATGTTAGCACCCGGAAAAAATCCGATTAATTTTGCATTGAAAAATGCATTCAAAACAGAACTAAAAAATAAAACAGTAAATTGGGGTTACGGTGGATTATCTGAATTTACTTACTATCGTACCTATTCCCGTAAAAAATCTGATGGAACTTTAGAAACTTGGGCAGATTGCGTAATCCGTGTAATTGAAGGTTTCTTTTCAATTCTTAAAACTCACTCTATCTCTTCCTACATTACCTGGGACGAAAAACGAGCGCATAAACTAGCAGAAGAAGCAGCTGAACGACTATTCGAGTTTAAGTGGATGCCGCCCGGCAGAGGACTCTGGATGATGGGCACACCTTTTATCTGGGACAAAGGCGGCGCAGCTTTAAATAACTGTGCTTTTGTATCAACAATTGACATTGATGCAGAAATGTCAAAGTCATTTGCTTTTCTCATGGATATGAGCATGGTGGGTGTTGGTGTTGGGTTCGACACAAAGGGTGCTGGAAAAATTGCATCTATAGAGCCAGAAGGATCTCCAGAACTACTTGTAATTGAAGATTCACGTGAAGGTTGGGTAGAGGCTTTATCTTGTTTGATTGATTCCTATTTAGACGAAGGTTCTGCCCCTATGGAGTTTGATTATTCTCTAATTAGAGAGTATGGTGAACCCATTAGAGGGTTTGGGGGTGTAGCATCT